TCACATAGCCGTAATAGTACAGATGCAAAAGGTATTGACTCGCAATTTGAGGGGTGTATGTGTCCAGGAACTTGATGTCGAGATGGGTCGTCTGCGAATTGAGCGTCTTGAAATCGAGCGCACCCTCTTGCGTGTACTCGGCTGGTGATTTGCCGAAGCAGTACATGTACAGGTTTTTCGACGGGACGGTGAGCCCGTGATCGAGCGGCTGTTTGTACGAATAGTACAACCCGCCGGGGAAGTTGGACAGGACGTTCTGGTTGTTGAGATACAGTGTCGCGTACTCGATCGTGTCGATGTAGCGCGCCGACGCCCCGTTAAAGAAGGTGACGGGTGTCGCCGCCTGAATGTACTTTGTCGTGTAGCCGTAGGCGTATCGCGAGTCGTAAAAGTTGTTGGCTTGCGTCTCGTACAACTGGTTCCGGACGAACCAGACCATCATCGTCACTGGGTAGTTGGCAGTCAGGTTGACCCGCGTCAGACCATTCTGATACGGCTGAACCGCCTCGGACCAGACGCGCGGCACCTTGAACTGGAGCTTTGTGTTTTGGTAGTAGATTCGTTCCTCGTTCGAAAGAACAATCTCCTCGACGAGCAGTCGGGGTGCACTGATATCGATCGGGGCGCCGTTCACGTCACTCGGTGCATTTGTGATCCAGGCGGTCGTGTTGAACGTGATCCGGACCGAGATGACCGAGCGTGTCACGGCGCACATGGGGAAGAATGGTTTCTCGAGACGCTCCTTCACCTCGTCGCTGTGCGTATGCCGTCTGCAAAAGAAGAATTCGAGCGGAATGATCAGATTGACGGGCGACGTACCCGGTACGTTCGTGCCTTCCGGGTAGCCACCACTGATCGCTTTGTACATGGCGTTGCGTTCGTCGGCATCCAGAAACAGCTGATCACGAATGACGTACCAGTCATCCGTGATTGTTTCATACGGTAGGCCGTCGACCAGAAACTCAATCTTGCTGAAGAGGGCTCGGCCGACGAGCTCCGAGTACGAGTAGCCATTCGGCAGGGCTGGCAGGGTGCACTGAATGTACATGTTTGCGAGCAGATCGCCCATCTCTTTCGGAAAAAGATCAACTTGGGTCACCGAGCCGAGATATGTCCGACTGGTCAGCTTGATCGGAAGACTCAGACGCTGCGTCATTGCAAACTGTGTGTATTGTTTGAATTTCGGGAGCCACCGGGACTGGCCGCCAAACAGGTAGTTTTCTTGGGCACCGATCGCCGCCATGGATATGAGAGCACCTGTACCGGCGCCGCGTTCGACGAACGTCTTGAGCTCGTTTCGTCCCTCGGACGTTGCGACGTTCGAGTTGAGTTCACGGAGTTCGTCAATTTCACCTCGGATCTGCGATGCATCGTACGCGCGCGGATCATAAAGACCGAATGTGGTGGTTGCATTCGAATAGACGTTCGGGACGTAATCGGCCGACATCCGGTTCAGCGTCAAACGCATGATCGAGCTTGGTGCCTGGATAAAGTTGGGCATGTCCGAGGTGACCACCGCATTCGAAATGTACGGGAATGATATAGAGGGCGGTCCCGGGTTGATCACCACGTCACCATAGACGTTCGATGTAAACTGGGTGATTGTCACGTTGCCCGAAATGCCAGACAGACCCGTCACCGTCCACCCGGGACCGATGTTCGTACCGGATGTCGGCTCGGTCAGGTACAGCATAAAGGACCCATCCTTGATCATCGACGGACCGTAAAACCCGAGGACGCTCGTCGACTCCAAAACGGTCTGCGTAGGTGGCGTAGCGACCGGAACCGGTGTGCTGAGTTCGGCGAGCAACTTACCGGTTCGTAGATTGATCGTAGTCGAAAACGTATACAGGGCGTCGGCGACATCCTGTTTCGTCCGGGCGGTCGCAATTGCATCACTGAACATCTGTACGGTCGTGCGCAATTCGGCGTTGAGCGAAGCCGATTGTAAATATGCCGTGACGGCACTTCTGATGTCCGTCACCGTGACTGTATCGTCAGCGATGAGCTGCAAAATGTTCCCTTGGAGGTCCATAACTACAACGTGCGCAGATTTTGTTTCCATAGGTCGGGCACGCTGGTCGCTTCGAGGACGCGGATCGCCTCACGGTATTCAGCCACCCGGTCGACGAGTCGCGCCACCTCTTCGCTCGTGTACTCGTAGGTCTTTGTGTTGAGCAGCTCCTTCGGGTAGCCGCGCGTCGCCATCGTCGCCTCGAGCTGTTCGCGCGGAACCCGAAACACGACGAGCCGGTTGTCAATCACCTCGCGAACAAACTTTGCTTTGAGCGACAGCGTTTCGCACTCGGCCGCCATGCGCTTGAGCATGTGCACCTTGCGCTTGGCATAGACTCGTGTGCGAATCTCGAGATAGTCGCACAGAATCTCCTCCGGGCTCGCATACTTTTTGATCCCCGTGGGGGTGATCAGGTACATGTTCGACGTGTGGATCGTCTTTGTAATCTCGGGCGCCTCTTCACACCACACCTTGAAATCCGGTTGCGTCTCCGTCGAGTGGTTCTCGTACTTTTGGACCGTCCCCTTTTCGACGAGGTCGTCCAGGTGTTCCTTGACATCCTGGATCCACTTGCCGGGCGGCAAGTCTGTGATGCGCCACGCCGATCCCTCCTTTGCGACGACGCCGCTCAGGGTCCACGAGTGCTCAGTCTTCTTCGTCACCGTACCTGTAAATCCATTGAAATGGGGAACCATAGGCACCATCGGTTTGCCGTCGAGCGCATGTCGGATATTCTTCACGAGATCCTCGAGCTTGTACGGCGGGATGTACGACGAAAAGCCCGTGCCAATCCCCTCGGCGCCATTCACAAGCACCATGGGCACGATCGGTGCATACCACTCGGGCTCCACCTTTTGGCCATCCTCTTCGGTGTACTTGAGGACGGCGTCATCATCGGCACAAAAGATCTTACGCGTCTGGGGTGCCAACCGCGTGAAGATGTACCTGGACGATGCAGCATCCTTCCCACCCATGAGTCGAGTGCCAAACTGGCCACTCGGCTCGAGCAAGTTGAGGTTGTTCGACCCGACAAAGTTCTGCGCCAGACCGACGATCGTCCCCTGCAAAGACGCCTCGCCGTGGTGGTACGCCGTGTGCTCAGCGACATAGCCGGCGAGCTGGGCCACCTTCATATCCGTCGTCAAGTTGCGCTTCAGACACGCATAAATCACCTTGCGCTGACTCGGCTTGAGTCCATCCATCAGGTGTGGGATGCTCCGATGGATATCCTCGGCTGAAAAGTTGGCCAGATCCTTGTGGACAAAGTCAGTCACGGTCAGTTGCTTGACCGTACCGTACTCGACACCTCCGGGAGGCTTTGCCATGTGTCCGACGAGCCATTCTTTGCGTGCGTCAGCCATCGGCTTGGCGAACGCGAGCGTCATCGACTTGTCCGTGTCGACATCACCGTCAAACTTGACCGTCAGACGGTCGATCATCTTGAAGTACTCGCGAGCCTCGACGCTCGTCGACGTTCCCAGACCCTTGTAGTACTTGACGTTGCTCGACCGGTTCCCACTCGCTGCATACGCCGCCTCGGTGAAGAACCAATCCTTGCCAGCCTTGATGACAGGTGTCACCATCGCCACGACAAAGCCCAACTGGATGAGCCCCGGCCAAAAGTGGTGAATCATGTTCAGCACCAGACCCTTGATGTGACTGCCATCCAGATCGGCATCCGTCATGATCATCAATCGGCCGTACCGAAGTTCTCGCACAGAAGTATAGGTCTTGCCATGCTGAAGCCCCAGTATCTTTTTGAGGTTGGAAAACTCCTCATTATCGGTCAGCTGCTTGACACTTGCGTCACGCACGTTCCGAGGCTTGCCGCGCAACGGAAAAACACCGTAGGCGTTCCGACCGACGACGGAAAGGCCAGCGACCGCGAGCGTTTTAGCCGAATCGCCCTCGGTGACGATCAGCGTACACTCATGGGATTTGTGCGTCCCGGCCCAGTTCGCGTCGTCGAGTTTTGGAATTCCCAGGATTCGTGATTTCTTGGCACCATCCGTCTTCTTCAGCTCCTTTTCATTCTTGGCGAGTTGGAGCGCCGACACGTCATCGGCAAGTCCACACGCCATCACCGCCTTGATGCTCGCCGGCTTGAACGTATAGTCGGTCGTGTCCTTCGTGGTACACTCCGTCTTGGTTTGGCTTGAGAACGTGGGACGATCACGGACGGCACGCATGAAGACAAACAGTGACGCCTTGATTTGCGCAGGTCGGATCTCCTTGATGGGCAGGACTGCAACGAGCTGATTGACAAACCGATCGACGTGCGTTCCGCCTTGGGTCGTCGCGATACCGTTGACGTACGACACCTGCTCAAACTTGCCCGTGTCCGTGTGCGCAACGACAATGTCACCGCCGAGCGAAACCGTCACGCCGGTCACGTGCATCTTGGCGTAGGCCTCGAGCGATGCCACGTCGATCCGTGCGCCGTTCAAGTAGACGTGCGCCTTGGGACAACACATGGCGGCGTCCCACGTCCGACGCGTGATGATCGTGTACAGAGCCTCGAGGGGCTTCCCGCCAAACTTGGACCAATCGGGCATGAACGACACTTCGACGCCACCACCCGTCTTGCGATCCTCGATGAGCGGCTCAACCATCTTGGACATGTTGTCCGTCCAGCGTTGCGTATACACCTGGCCGCTCGAAACCACCTTGACCGTGAAATCCTTCGAAAAGACGTTGGTGAGCTTGGCACCATAGCCATTTCGACCACCGGTCGTACGCTCCTTCGAATCGTCATAGTTTGACGACGTGAGCAAGTGGCCAAAGATGAGCTCGGGCAGCCACACCTGCTCCTTCTCGTGCTTCTTGATAGGAATGCCGTCGCCGTTGTTCCGTACGGTGATATAGTCACCCTTCCACGACACGTCGATCCGTGTCACCTTCTTGGGGTGCAAGGTGTGTTGATCAATCGCATTGACCAGAATCTCGTCAAAAATCTTGACGAGCCCGGGTGCAATAGTTACCTGTGCGCGCTCGAACCGCTCGCCGTTCAGTTTCCATGTGTCAACCACATCAGGAACGACCGACCCGATGTATGAATCGGGGCGCTTCAAGATGTGCTCGACGTGCGTGAGCTTTTCGTACTCCATACTGTCTTTGCGTTCAACTTTTTTAACGCTTCAGCAGCGCTTGGATCTGCGCTGGACTCTTGCCTTTGAGGTGACTGGCGAGCGCCTGGCACGTCTGGTCGAGCATGTCAGGCATGTCGAGATAGTCAGCCGCGTGCGCCATACGCCATAGAGTCTCCCACGGCTCGTCGATCGAGCCTTCACCAGGCATCTCTTGCCAATACTTCAATTTGCCGAGCGTCGTGGAATCGACATTCGGCAAAGGGATGGGGCCCTCCAGGCCCTCCATGCCGGTGAGCAGACGACTCCATTCGGCGTTAAATTCACACATGACACAGTCGGACGTAAACACGTGCATTTTACTTGGTAAACGAGCGCGGTACGGCTCTAGGTAGAATTCTCTTGTGAGACCGATCCGTATTGTACCCGCACCCGCACTTGCACGCCTCTTTGTAGTCGGGGTGGTAAGTGGTTTTGATACGTGCGGG